GATCGTGTTAGTCGCCCAAAGTATTTCTACCTCGGGCCACGACCAGACTCATCGCCATCTCCGAACCAGCATGCTGGATCGGGGACGTGTGTATGAACTGGCAGAAACCATACTTACATCCTCTAAAACGGATTTCGGTATGGCACGACCGCATGGAGTGAGATGATCACGCCTACTAGCCTCGGTAAAACACCGAAGCAACATAGACCAACCATCAATCTCCTTACAGATTCGCGGAGACTTCAGATCCCAAACTTTCCATTCCCTCTTTTGGAGGTGGTGGTTAGTTCGGACTTTCTTGGGTCTTAGTGAATCAGGAACATAACTTAGGCTGGGACATGAAAGATTCATGTCCTTCGCCGGTATTGCACCATAAACTGAGTGCAATAACCCTACGATGTAATCGTAGGTGTTATGGTACCCCATATCCCAGAAGGAATTCGCATAAGCGATCCAACTAGCATATGGGCCAGGCAACGGTGTTGATGACCAAACCGTACGTAGTCGTACTGGTGTGACCGGGACGCCTTTGTAAGCGTCCATGCCACAGGATTCGCGAAAGAATCCTTTGATGCAGCTCTTATCACGGTTTACTTTTAAACCAAATGATTCGAGATGTTCGATAGCGTCTGCAGCAAATGCTGTTGGTACTATCACATCATCACCATACACATATATACGCTCTCGCGTATCAGTATCCGGTGCTGCGGCGGCTAGAATTGCCCATATCGTCAACGCCAAAATAGGGAAGCAAAGACTACTTCCCATTGGCGCGAACTTTAAGAGCGGTAATACTAGCCCATCCGGTAGAACCGTAGATGAAGACCTACAACTATCCAAGTACGCATATATATGCGGAGGAAAGAGTAGGCGAACTAGATCAAAGGAAACGCGATCCGAGGCCTCATTGAGGTCTAAGGTCGCGTACTTTCCCGTCCGGGAGCCGATTAAAGCTCCCATCTGGTTGGGTATTTGATCTGTGAATCGAACACTGTCCAAAGTAAGGGCAGTGCTCTCTACATGTCGAACCAAAGCCGAACCTAATCCTTGCTGGACCCATTGATAATCAACAGGTTCGCAGGAAATCAGGCGAGGCCCGCGTGAATCTTTCGGTACGAGTACAACTCGCGCCGGGAGATCCACTTGCTCGATCCCTGGAATGGAATCGAGACGATCGCAAACGTGACCTAAAGATGCGTAAAAGTACTCATCTAAAGGATATACGCGCGTGATCTTCGCCGAGACGTTAACCCATTGGTACTTCTCCCAGAGTTGTTGCTTGGTAGCAACTGCTCCAGGGCCGTGCCGTGGGACGACGTCTTTCGGGTCAAAGAAAGCTAGGGCGTCCGAGAGGAGGCATCTAGCTTTGCGGACGACTTCTTCTTCGGTTTTACGAGTCGGTTTTTCACCAGACTGGTGATTAAACCGACGACCGGGGGTAGAAGTGCGTTCAGTAACAGCAGCGCTAAGGCAGCGAAGCCGTTCTGAGATGGTTTCAAGGTCTCGCTCGGTTCTTGTGAATCGATCGATGACTGACTGTTCTTGTTCATCTGAATAAGGCAGCTCATACTTGTAAAACAAATAAAGAAGCTGACGTAGTTGCTTAATACTGTTGACACATGGGCTATCGAGTGGTGTCCCGTCTGGTTTGAGGACTTTAATGAAAAGCTCACCGAATAATTTCGGAAGCTTAGTGTTCGCGAGGGTTTTGAAACCCAAGCTTGCACCGTTCATCGGAGTATCCTCAGATAAAGCCTTATCAAGGGCTTTTCCCAGGCGAGGCAAGGTTTTCGTTAGAAAACCTATACCTTCGGTAGCGATACGACGCTTGATCTTTTGCAAGGTTAGGCGAAGTATTTTAGTGTTGTTTGAAGTTACACTTCCATATGACGTGAAGACGTCATTGGTAAGTGCAGCGATGAGTTTATACTGATCTAGGCTCTTATCGTCATCCATAAGGTATGACTCCTAGAGCATGCACCACCAATGATTACCAGCTTCACCTCACGCATGAATCAATTCATAAACATATGATGTCTACAAAACAATTCAATAAGTCTATCCTTCCCTCTATTGCAAACGGAGAACGTCGTCGGTTGACGACAATCAACGAATGCATTTGGGAAATGACAGGCGACATCAACTCAACGATCGCACCTACACTGCACACGAACACGGGGAAGGTGTACACTACCGGACGTGTTTTAAACACGCCTGGCAAGACACTACTCTTCCTTCGTTACTCGCACGCAGTTACAGTGACAGACCAGTAAGTTGATGTTCCCCATACCGCGAGCTTTTAAGGCTCGTAGCACCAGGGCATGAGATTACCGTTTCAAAACCGGGGGGGCTATCCCCCCCGGAACAGAAACGAGAATGACTCGAGTTGACGAACGAACTTACAGTCCGCCGTTCAACAGGGTCTGAGCGCCGTTGCCACTGCAATCGTATTTGATGGTCGTATCCGCGCCTGTAGAGGCAACGAACGAAACCAACTCTGCGATTACATTGGCGATTTCTGCATTGGAAACCAACGCGCCGATTGGCGCGTCGACAACCATATACGCAGACACCGTAACCGGAACAGTGGTATCCACGGTCGACATGACAGTTTTGTCAATTCGATTCATGGAACGCCGCCGTAACTTGATACCGACACCAGTTTCCTGGTGTTTGATACCGAGCCGGTGAGGTAACGATGGAGATTCACTCACTTGAGCGAACTCCGTCGCACGATCGCTTATCGACAGACGACTGAATTCAACTTCAGTCCCTGCCGAGTTCTTGATTTCATTAGTAGTTAGCGAGTTGCTAAGCATGCTTTTGTATGTTTGGTGACCGAATTACATCGTGGATTAATTTCCACGACGCCTTTTGCGGGTACGCCGGCTTAATACCAGCGCCGCCGCGAGACTTCCTTCCATGAAGGTAAGTCCACTCACGGTTAGTGAGGGTGCCATATCCTTCCAGTTAAACAACTGCCTCCGATAGGAGGTTTCGTCTACTAGAGGGACTGGTATGGACTGGGGTGGCATTGGAATATAGCCGTTCGATGGCGTGGTCAACTTTGACTGCACCAATATTCGGCGGCTACGTTTTATGCTCCACAGTGCTCTATGTATACATACCGCAGGGTCCATGTTGCCTAAGTGGAAATCTGACAGGAACCGGCTTACGCCGGCCAACCAGTCAACCACGAAGGACCAGGGAATGGCATTCCAAAGTATGGCGGGGTTAAGGTTAACCCCGATCATATCCAGAAGGCCAAGCAGCCGTGCATGCACGGCTTGGAATTGAGTATAGTAGTAACTATACTCTATCTCAACATGGAATACAGACGGCGAATACGTCGTAAACCTCTCATTAGAAACCAGGCCAGATATGGGCCGATCAGAATACCAACCGTTGGTACCCCAACCGAGACCGAAGTTCTGACTAGATTGTTCATGAGAGTTGACGTACTCTGTGAGGCCCTTAGAGAAGTGACCTACCAGATGCCGACCCTGACGTGAAACGAGATCGTTTATACGACGCTCGATGCGTGACAAAGCGGAGTAAACCCCGCAGATGTCAGATATAAGTGGACCGACGTTAAACTTCCATTGCAGGAAGTAGTCGCCAGCCCCCACACGGACCAAGTCTCGAAGCGTTTTAGCTCCACCTCTAAAGATGGAACCAGCGCGCTTGAGAGATGACGGCAGATCCTTGAAGTCTTTCAACTCTAGAACAGAGTTTAAGGACGACAAGTCTGCTTTGATCTTCGGAATAATGGATTTGAATCCAAGATAAAGAAGACCGCTCAAACCATCAGGGGGTCGAACCCCTTGGTCGTAAGAGTCATCCCAAAACTTGGGGAGGCCAATATTGAGCTCTCCAAGCGGCCCGTACTCCTGGTTGTAGAAACATCCAGGTAGCGATACGTCACAGAAAGCATAGTGATCCCATCCGGGATTCCAACTATAGCAGTCCATGGATACCGTTACCTTCTGGTTCGAAGGCGGAAAGCTCAGCCGTTTGTAATGGCTGAGGTTTTTCCAATCCTTCTTATCACCGGGATCGTCTATCGTTTTCAGTTCGTATCGGGTGTTATACCCGACCGTTCCGAAAGTGCGATAGATTTCGTCCCAGATGCCCCCGCGGGGATCATCGAGAAACCGCACATGTGCGGCGACACTTTGATCTCCGAGGCGCTCTACAATAGGAGGATCTGTATTTGGCATACATAGTGGAAGTCGTTAATTAAACAACATGAGGTGCGCACACAATG